CCCCCTTCAGATTGGTGATAAAGAAGTTTATATAATGTATTAACTAATCCCACCCACCCACCAAAGGTATAACATTTTTTTGAAACGTTGCAAATTTTGTGCAAACTTTTTTTTTAAAACTACTCCCCCCTTCGTGTGTATAAGAGTTTAGACCCCTACCAACAAAGACCCCACTGTCTGTTTGCAGGGTTGGGGTAGTCCCCCCTGTTAAATTAATGTCTAATCCTAAAAAACAGAACAAAATGGATTTAAGTAATTTTCAAAAGACGGTTTACCAATCAGTAGACCGCAAAGTAGTTGGTACAGTGAGAGAAGCTATGAAAGCACTTTATGGTGCAAATGCAAGACTTGCTCCTGCCAAGACTAGTGTTAGGTCATCTAATGCAAAGTTCACTCTTAAAGCGTATGATAAGGACAACGCACTTGAGTGGACTAACCTTGTGTGCAGTACAACAGTGAGTGAAGGCTTGCGTAACAAAGAAATCACCTTGCGTCAAGTGTTGGACTTTCCAATCATTGAGCATACTGTTGGAGAAGAGTATGCTAACGCAGGTTTGGTGCTTAACCTTGTTAGTATGCCAACAGGTATTGAAGAGGGCGATGTGCCAACAGTTGGTATTAACGACAAAGCTGAAGCATCATTTGCTCCAACGTTCAATCCATCTGAACTAATAGCATTGTAATAATGCTAAAAGGGGAGAGTGTAACAGCTCTCCTCTTATATATATGGGTGGGCAAAAGAAAAAGGGTGGGCTTATACACAAAACCAAATGGATAATAAGTGTTTTTCACAAAGATTAAGTGTTTTTCATAATAGTTTTGTGTGTGAAAGAGAGTGGACGTATGAACACCATCCACTTTTTACCACCTTTTACCACCTCTTAAAAAAGCAAGTTTAACAAGAAATATATATAGCATTATGAAGAGAACAGATGAACAATGCAACACAGCAGTACTTATACTAGTGCTGTTATGTGTTGTTATGTACTTTATAGGTAAATATACATGATTATGCAAGGACGTTCTAATAAACAGTATGAGTATAGTGCTAAGATAATGTTCTATGCTTTGGGTATATTTATAGTCTGTGTTGTGATTACATGGATTATTGGAAAATAGTGATAAATACAAACAATAGAAAAATAAATACGTTATGCATTATAAAGATAAGAAAAGACAGATGAAAGAGTTCATTACATCATTGTTCTATGATGTGGAGTTCTTTAGTGGCTCAGTTACAACATTAGCTGGTCCAGACTTAATTAGAGTGGTGAATAGCTTTAAGAAGCTTGAGCCTGACACTATACATGTTTATGAAACTTGTCCTAAGACATTTGAGAAGCAAGTGAAGGATAAGTATAAACATTTCAATGGTGATGATGACATTGTTTTACATTTTGACAATCTATCAAACGCTCCTGTTACAGAATTCATAGATGCTGATCTGATGAAGACATTCAAAACTGATGGAGAGATTATAGAAGAGTTGTTTACACGACAGATGGAACTTGATGCTCAAAGAAAGGTGTTCATAGGAACATTATCATTGAGAAAGACACCAAGAGCAGATGTGTTTAAATGGCTTAACAATCTCGTTGCACAGTTAGGAAGAGAAGAGTTGTTCATTACAGATGAAATAGAATACATCAACTCAGAAGGACCTTTGTTGTTTGTACAGAAACATGTCACAGTGATTCCTTCTTCCATTCATGCATTTGATGCATTTACATATTCAGACAGAGAAGGTCTGATGTTTACATTTAGAATCATATATTAATAAATACGAAAACCATGAGAGAAATACAATTGACACCAACAGAATTCTACAAGTTTAGAAAAATAGCATTTGCATTTGGTATTGCATTCATGTGTAGTATTGCTAACAGCATGTACACAATAGAAGCTAAAACTGATGCACTAGAACAAATAGGTTATTAGTTATGGCTAGAGCAGAAACCTTTGACATAGAGTATTGCGATGTGATACTCTTTGTCACAGGATGTTATAGTCCTGAAGAAAAAATGGTGATGTATTATCCAGATGGATCAGGTTATCCAGGTGCACCAGCAGAGCTTGACATATATGACATAAAATGTGGACACCAAGAGATAAGTGAGCTACTTAGTGATAATCAGAAGAGAGACATAGAGATATTAATACTAAATACTTATTACGATCATGAGTACTAATAAACATAAAGTGCTTGCAACAGGTTTGCATTGCATTACAGACAAGAAAGGACGTGTACATGTTTACACAGAGAAAGAGTATGAACATTTGTCTTGGTGGGATCATCAATGCATAAAATACTTTGGACATGGATAGATATAAGAAGAATCTAAAGGTAGAAGGTGACAAGGTGTATAGTTATAATACACATGTTGCTACAATTGATAAGCCAGCTGGACATTTGATTGTTCATGGTGTTTGGAGTGCAACAACATCTAAACACGTTAACTATGTTGCACAAGAGTATGGATTAAGACAAAGATTCCATGCAATTGTACAATAAATACTTTGAATTAGAAACAATTAGATATATATTTTAAAATGGAAAGTTACAGAAGAGTAAAAGGTTATGAGTTTGAGTTTGTAGACAACAACCTAAGTGATAGGTTCTATCAATGTCGTGGTGATATTTATTATGATGATGAACATGATGAGATTCCTGAACCAGGACTGTGGGATGCAGCTCTAGAACTAGAACAACAACTAAAAGATGAGGGTTATATTGCAGAAGCAGAACACTCTGAGAAAGGTTGGGTGGAAGTACAAATATTATAAATAAAAAAGAAAATGGAAGGACAAAAACAATTACCAGAAGAGATGGCTAGCAACAGTGAGCCATTTGTATTATGTCCATCTTGTATGAAAGGTGGAATTAAGTTTAACTACTATAACAACGAGGGTGAATGTGACACATGTGGTCAAGAATTCAACAAACGTGGTAATAGTATAAGATTTATGTGATATGTGGATAGCTTGTGAATTAGTATTCCGTCACTACAATCCTAAGGAGCTAGAAGTTGGAATGTTATTTATGAACGAGCTCAATCCTGGGAATGAAGAGAAGGAACAAGTAGAAGTGTGGGCCCTTAAAGAAGAGGGCATATACGAACAAGTAAGTTATGATATGATGGTGTTTGAATGTGGGTTTCCTGTTCAACCATGGCTTATTACAGATGATGGCAGAATAGCTGCTATACCAGATGAGATAGGTTGGTTTGATCCAGGTAATCGTTCAGAAGAACTAATACCATTTACAATAACTGAAATGAACTTCATCATGCAAGAGTTTGACGGACTACTAGAAATCTTTGTTAACGAAGATGAACTAGAGAAAGGGATTGTAGATCCTGTATACGAAGATAACTTAGTGATTCTTAGATTCTTAACTGATGATGAGGATGCAGAAGAACTATATTTAGAAGAAGAATAATTATGGAAGAATCAAGTAATTGCTGTGGAGCATCAAGATGGTTTGACACAGATGTATGTTCAGATTGTAAAGAACATGCAGAATTTTATAACGAAGAAGAATAAATTATGGGAGTAGATATTTATGGTAGAGCACCTAAGCTCAGATATGAAAAGCCAGACAAAGACTGGGCTACATTAGAAACAGAAGAGGAAAAGAAAGAGTACTTTGATGAACTAGAGAAGTTTGAGAACGATAACCCTGGATACTATTTTAGAAGTAATTGGTGGGGATGGAGGCCTATTGTTTACCTATCAGAGGTAGCAATGGAGAATGCAGGACTGGATTATAACACAGACTTGTGGCATGGTAATGATGGTGGTGGACTAGAAGATGGTTTTGAGTGTCTTCAGCTTGCTAATGCATTAGAACATATGTTAGACCAAGAGAACAACTTAGAACACGAAGATGATGTAATATACATTAATCTTGGTTCTTGGTCTACTAGAGATGGTCAGTTTGTTGAGGAAGATATACGAGAATCTTTAAACAAAGACTGGCCTATTGGAGATGTAAAGTTCACACAAATGGTTGGAGAAGATGGTAAAATGTATAAACCAACACATTCATCACCAGTGTGGCTTATAAATAATTGGATTAACTTCCTAAAGGAGTGTGGAGGCTTCAATATATATTAATAACTAATAATTTAATTTTAAACATGGAAAATTTAAATGAATCAAAAACAAGAAAGTATACACGTTATACAAAAAAGCAAGTGAATGAGTTACGTAATGCTCTAAAAACAGAAGAACCTCGTTTAGTGATTGCTAAGCGCTTTTCTAATCAATGGGGTATACCAACTCGTAATATTTACCAAAAGCTTAATAACGTAGCTAGAACAAAGCGTAAGTATACTAAGCGTAGTCCCAAAACTATCACCTTAGCTAATGTTACAAAGACAAATGAAGGAGTAACACTCACAGGTGACATGGTTAACGTGTTAGATATGTTGAAACAACCAACTAAAGTGGTTATGTATAAAGACCACGTGAGATATTACTATAATTAATCCTTGTAAAAATATAAAGGATTAACTATCTTTGTAATCTCTCTTGTTATTTTATGGGTAAGTTTATAACATTTCTAATTAGATGGATAGGGTCCAACCTTGCGGTACCATTCTGGATGGTTGGGCACATTCACCTATCAACTAATGTCTATAAAGATTTGCATGAACTTATAGCATCTTTTGGAATGAATATTATTGTATTAATAGCCTTATGGCTAGATTGGAAAGAACATAAAGAAGAATAAATATGACTGATAATGTAATTATATATGACATAGAAACCATGCAGGAATGCTTCATTGTAGTATGTATGGAACCTGAGAAGACACCTAGAAGCTTCACTGTAAGTAAATGGCAGAATCAGTTGGATGCCTTTGTTAAGTATACAGACACACATAAGGATGCATATTGGGTAGGTTATAATAACTTACGCTTTGATGCTCAAGTGGTTGAGTGGATACTTAGAAACTATGAGCACTGGCATCATCTCTCTGGATTAGAAATCTGTGCTAAGATTGCACAGAAAGCAGCTGATGTAATTCATGATGCGAATTACGAAGTGTTTCCTCAGTATAGAGAGTGGGAACTTTCCTTAAAGCAAATAGATTTGTTCAAAATACACCATTATGATAACAAGAATCGTAGAGTGAGTCTTAAGAGACTGGAGTTTGAGATGGACTTAGAGAACATCGAAGAGATGCCTATACATCACACTAAAACAGATATGACTAAGGATGAGGTGTTCCTTTCATTGCAGTATTGTTTTAACGATGTTGATGCAACGTATGAGTTTTATAAAATAACCCTAGGTGACACAGATCACTCATTGTACAAGGGAAACAACCAAATTCAATTGAGGAGAGATATTGAAGAGGAGTTTGGTATACCTTGTCTTAACTATTCAGATAGTAAAATAGGGGATGAGATAATCAAGAAGTATTATTGCCAAGAGAAGGGGATAGATGTGCGTGAGCTTCCAAGAAAAGGTTATTTCAGAAAAACTATACTACTCAAAAATTGTATAGCAGACTATGTCCAATTTGAAACTGAACAGATGCAACAGTTCCTCCAAAATATCAAGAGACGCAAACTAGGGTTGCAAGATGATTTCAAAGAACATATACATTTTTACGATAATGTCTATTCATTCATGAAGGGTGGTCTCCACACTGAAAATAAACCTGAAGTGTTTGAAGAAGACGAAGAGTATGAAATTATTGACTGGGATGTGGCTAGCTATTATCCTGCTATTATTATTACTAATGGTAGGTTTCCTGCTCATTTAGGTAAAGAGTTTTTACAGGGGTATAAGCAAATGTTTGAGAAAAGACTAGAGCTTAAACCACAAGCAAAAACAGACAGAAAGATCAAAGGAATCGTAGGGGCCCTTAAGCTTGCAGTTAATTCTGTATACGGTAAATCATCTGATATGCTTTCATGGATATACGATAGGCAACTTACTATGTTCACCACTATAACTGGTGAGCTTAGTTTGATGATGCTTATTGAGAAATATGAATTGAATGGTATACATGTGATCTCTGCTAATACAGATGGTGTAACGATTAAGGTGAGAAAAGACTTGATTCCTAAGATGCATGAGATAAATGAGTGGTGGTCCGAGCTAACACAATACATTTTGGAAAGAACGGACTATAAGAAAATTATCTTTTCAACAGTTAATGATTATATTGCTATTATGCCTGATGGTTATGTGAAGAAGAAGGGTGACTTTCTAACAGACTTTGAACTACATAAGAACAAGTCTGCAAGAGTGGTGCCTATAGCTTTAGAGCAATATTATGTAAATGGTACACCTGTCAAGGAGACTATTATGAATCATAAGAACCTCTATGACTTCTGTATCAGAAAGAAAGCTTCTAAAGACTTTCACCATGAAGGTATAGATAAGGACAATGTAATTACAAAGTATAACAAGCTCATCAGATATTACGTAGGTAACAATGGTGAGAAGGTTTACAAAGTGAAGAACAAAGACTCTCAAAGTAAAGCTGCTAAGAGAAGTCAAGTGGAAGCTGGTGAGTGGAAGTGTTATGTATGTAACACTCTACCACCTAATTCACCTATTGATAATGTAAATTACAACTATTATATTGATAAAGCTGAGAGCATGATAGCCAAAATACTGACTAATGGTAAACGTAAGAGAACAATTGTAATACCTAATCAGCTAAATCTATTTGGATAAATATGAAAAGAAGAGCAAAAGTAAATAGAGGTAATATAATGAGGCATCTTATTGAATATCAGCTTGACATGGTGAACAAGAGACTAGTAGATACACTTGATGATGATAAGTGGTATTTCAACTGGACTATAACATCAGAACAGCATGGAGAATTCAAGAGATATGCTATAAGAACATTAAAAAAGGTGTTTAAGTTTAACACCAATAAAGCAAAAGAAACGTTCCAATGGTTCTATGAACACTTTGGACTAAGAATTAAAAATTAACAATTAAATTTTAAATTATGAACAACGGAGTATTATTATTTACAGTTCTAGCAATGCTAGCAGGACTGTGTTACACGATCTATGCAATTTTCTTTGATAGTGAAGAACTACCAGAAGAACCACCAAAAAGAGCACGCAAAAAAGGTAAGTTTGTTGCTGATGACCCATCTACACCTAATGTAAATGAAGCATGGGAAGGTGGAGTAGAACCTAAACGTAAGAGAGGTAGACCAAAAGGAAGCAAAAACAAACCTAAAACCAAGAAGTAATGAGCAAGTTAATCAATGAAGACTGGGAGCACGCAGCTTATGCTAATGATAAGATGTATGAAGGAGAGCGAAATTATAGAATGGAGCTCGAATGGCAAGAGTGGGAACATGAACAGCAGAAGAAACATAAGCAACCAGCAGTTATAATCGTAGAAAAACCAATAAAAGATGAGAATGCACATAACTCCTCAAGTGTTCAAAGAACTCATCAAAAAGGGTTATAGCCTCGATCTAATATATTTACTAAAGCTAGTCGAAGAGCGCTATGACATACAACCTCTGTATCAGGAGAGTATGAAGATTGGTGCTCTTTATGACGGCTTAATTAGAAAAGGACTTATAACCAAAGATGAGGAGAAACTAACAACTGTAGGTAAGGATTTACTTAAGTTTGTAGATGACAAGAGTGGCACTAAAATAATAAAACGAAAACCAGTAACAACGGACTTTGAGGAGTGGTGGAAGAACTATCCACCTACAGATTCTTTTACTAACAATGGTAAGACGTTCAAAGGAACTAGATCATTACGTAGAGGTAAAGAAGAATGTAGAAGGAAGTTTCAAGCAATAATAGAGGAGGGAGAATACACTGCACAACAGCTAATAGATGCTCTTAAGTATGAGGTGAACCAAAAATTGGAACGCTCAATGCGAGAGAGAAAGAATATAATGAGCTTTATGCAAGGTTCTATTCACTATTTGAATCAACGTACATTTGGAGGCTTTATAGAGCTCTTAGAGCAGAATAAAGACAATAATGTACAAGACACTTCACTATCTGGAGGTCCTGTAGACATATAAATTATGGAAAATATAATAGAATTTAATAACTGGATGAAAAAGATCAAGAATCAATATTACTCAGATAATAGACAGATGAATGATGCTTTTGAAAGGCTTAAGAGAATAGCAAACGATAAAAATTATAGACATGAAGATAATATTTAGCATAATACTATGGATAGTAGTAGCAAGAGTGATGTTATGGTTGGGTAAGTTTATTTGGCCAGAAGACAAGAATGATGATAATGACCACTTTAATCTAAGATATTAGTATGAGTTTTGAATTACTAAAACAAGAAGTACAGAAAGGTATTGAAGGACGCAGTGGTGGTATACCTATGGGTTTTGATAGACTCAACAGATATATAGGCATTAGAAAGTCTATGTACTACCTTGTTGGTGGTCTAACAGGCTCAGGTAAGACTAGCTTTATCGATGATGCATTTGTTCTTAATCCTGTAGATTGGGCTCTATCTGAAGAAGGTAGGGCCTCAGGTATTAAGGTGAGAGTGTGGTATAGATCTATGGAGCGTAGTAGAACATACAAGTTTGCTAAATGGACAGCACGTAAGATATTTTTAGATCAGGGTATAATAATACCTGTTAACAAACTATTGGGCTGGACAGACAGAATGAACAAAGATGAGCATGACTTATTCTTGATGTATGAAGACTACATGAATGGACTATCAGAGCTTGTAACTATCATTGATGGTCCTGAGAACCCTGTAGGTATTGCTAAAGAGCTCAAAGCATATGCATTAGAGCGTGGTGAGATTATTCAGGAAGATGAGTATAACAAGAGATATGTGCCAAACAACCCTAATGAGATAACTCTTGTAGTGTTGGATCATATTGGTTTGCTCAAGACAACTAGAGACCAACCAAACAAGAAGGCAGCTATTGATAAGATGAGTGATGAGCTCAGGTATGCACGTGACTTTTATGGTCATAGTCCTGTTGTAGTTAGTCAGTTCAACAGATCTATATCTAATCCCATCAGGATAAAGAATGGTGATGTTGAACCACAGCTAGAGGATTTTGCAGACAGCTCAAGCACACAGAACGATAGTGATATTGTTATGGCTCTATTTGATCCTATGAGATACAATGTAGAAGACCCATCAGGATACAACCTCAACAAACTAAGAGATGAGTATGGTGGTAAGTATTTTAGAAGCTTACGCCTTATCAAGAACTCTTATGGTGAGGATGATATCAGAATTGGTCTTGCATTTCTTGGTCAGATTGGTATGTTCAAGGAACTACCTAGACGTAAGAACATCAAAGATAGTGACTATGAATCAGTTGTTAACAAATCATTCTTTATATCATGAGTTATAAGAAGTTAGAGTTACATAAAATGGAACTTAAAGATCTAACTGATAAAAACTTGTGGGATGGAGAGTGGTTAGAAACAAAGTATCCAGATAAATTTAAAAAGAAAAGAGATGACACTAAGGGACAAAAGACAGGCAGAATTTGCTAATGTATGGTGGAATCATGGAAAGTTTGGTATCCTCAATCTATGTCCCAGGTTTGGTAAGATAAGAACTACAATAAACATCTTGAAGAAGATGAAATCTGATTGTAGTGTTCTTATTGCCTATCCTGATAACAAGATTAAACAGTCTTGGATAGAGGACTTTGAGGAGATGAACTATGAAAATGATAACATCACATACACAACACATCTGTCTATACATAAACATACAGGGACAGAGTTTGACATAGTGGTAATTGATGAGATACATCTACTGAGTGAAGCACAAATAGGTGCATGTGTAGACTTATTCTCTATCAATGATAACATACTTGGATTAACAGGTACACTATCTAAGTGGACAAAGCGTACACTTAGTGAAGACCTAGGACTTCAAGTGATTGCTGAATATCCTATAGAGAAAGCTATTGAAGAAGGTGTCATAGTTGACTACCAGATAACCGTGGTTAAGGTGCCATTAGATAACACTGTTCGCAATGAGTATGGAAAGAAGAAAATCAAGAAGACAGAGCTACAACAGTTTAGATATCTAAGTGCCACTATAAACAAAATGATGTACAGTGGTGGAAACACTATGTTCATGAGGCTAGCAAGAATGCGTCTCATCCAAAGTAGTTTAGCTAAGCTAAATAAAACCAAACAGCTGCTACAGCAGTATAAGGATGAGCGTGTTCTTGTATTTTGTGGAACTACAAAGATATCTGATAGCTTAGGTATACCATCACATCACAGTAAATCTAAAGACAAAGAAGCGTTTAAAAGATTTTATGAAGGAGAGGGTACACACATGGCTGTTGTGAAGATTGGTAATACAGGAATCACATACAAACCACTAAACAAGGTGATTATAAACTACTTTGATAGTAATGCAGAAAACCTTGCACAGAAGATTAATAGATGTATGGCTATGGAATATAACACTCCTAACAAGAAAGCAGACATATATATCATATCTTCTAATGAACAAGTTGAAGAAAAATGGCTTAACAAAGCATTAGAATTCTTTGACAAAAAGAAGATTATATTCATATAATTTTGTATATTTGTAAGACTATAATAATAACTACATAATAAATAAAAAAGAAAACGAATGAGTTCAAAATTGATTGGAGTTGTTGGTGAAACTGGGACAGGTAAATCAACAGCAATTAAACATTTAGATCCAAAAGAAACGTACATTATCAACGTTGCAAAGAAAGAGCTACCTTTCAAAGGGTCAAGTAAACTTTACAACGCAGATAATAAAAACTACAAAGAGGTAGATGATCCTACAGAGATTACAAGACTTCTTAAAACACTCTCTGAAAAAGCACCACACATTAAAAATGTGGTAATTGAAGACAGTAACTATCTTATGGGATTCCGTATGGTAGAGAAAGCTACAGAGACAGGCTTTATGAAGTTTAGTGTAATGGCTAAAGACATGGTAGACATGTTTAGAACAGCAAGAGCACTACGTGATGATTTGTGTATATTCTACTTCTCTCATCCAGAAACTATAGAAGATGCTGGTGAGATAATTGGATACAAGATTAAAACTGCAGGTAAGCTTATTGATAATCAAGTGTTATTAGAAGGACTACTAACAGTGTGTCTGTATACACATGTAGAAGAAACAAAGGATGGAGCACAGTATTATTTCTTAACTAATCGTTTTAGAAAGAAACCTGCTAAAAGTCCAGCTGGGATGTTTGAGGAAACTAAAATACCTAATGACCTACAGCTGGTAAAAGACAAAGTAATAGAATACTATAATTAATAATTAAATTTTAAATCTATGAGTACAATTGGAGGAGTAAAAAGAGAATCCGCTAACAATGAAAACACCAACTATCCAAAGAAAGTTGGTTTATTTGAGGCTAATATTGTAGCCATTAACCCAACAATAGAAGAATACAACACAGTGCTTGGTATGGAGCTTAATCCAGACAGTAAAGTTACAGAGTATCTTGGAACAACAAAAGATGGCAATACATATCTTCGTGTAGATGTATGGTTGCAGGACATCAAGAGTCAAGATAACTTCAAGGTGAGTTTCTTCTTGGAAGACAGAGAAAGAGAAAACCGTGATGGGACTAAAAAACAATATATTAATAGTGTAGGTATGACAGCATGGGCTGCTGATGAGAATGACCTATGGGATTGGTTTACTAATGGACGTGACTATCGTGTTGCATACATTGGTGAAGAAGACCTATATGACTTCATTCGTACTTGGTTGTCTAAGTTAGACTATCGTCATTCAGATACAGTGTTACAGCTGGACTGGAAGAAACTAATGCGTGGTAATATCAGTGACCTTAAAAATGAGGTTGGTGGTGAATGGGGATCTACTGTTGTAGCTCTTGCAACTGTTGTTGTTAAAGAGAAAGATGGTGAGACCAAAGAGTACCAAGGCATCTATAATAAAGGTTTCTTGTCTGGATATGCTATGAAGCAATTTAGATTGGTAGACTATACAGACCAACGTACACTAAGTAGCCTTAGATCTAGAAAACCACGTGAACTTAAGCCACATGAGAAATTTGTAGTGCAAGTTACTGGTGAGTATGGATGTAAAGACTATTACATACTAAAAGAAATTGAAGAATACAATCCTGGAGATAATCTAGTAGCCTCTGATAGTTATATATCAGATGATGGTTCAGATTATTAGGATTGTTGATTTGTTTTTTTCATAATCTAAAGGTCCTCTTTGTATACATTGAGGGCCTTTATTATTTATAAAACTATGATAGGAGGAGTAAAGAAAATAAATATATCGGCAGAAGCTATTCTGTCAAAGATTTCAGAGTATGACATATTCAGGTTTTATATGCCCAGTGATGATTGGAAGCTAGGACAAGCAACATATTCACCATTTAGGAATGAGAGAAATCCTTCGTTCTTAATAGGTGTTAGAGGTGACACAATCAGGTTTATTGACTTTGGTGACACTAGTAATAGTGGTAACTGTTTTGAGTTTGTAAAACTACTCTATAACATACCTACATTCAGAGAGGTGCTAGAGAAAATAGATGCTGATTTTAACTTAGGTATAGGATCTGGTAGTAATACTAATGAATATAAGAAGATAACTAAGAAGTACAAGCAGCCAGAAGTAGTTGCTAAAGATTATTCTTTCATTCAGGTGAAGACTAAAAACTTTACACACGAGGAGCTTGCATATTGGAATACATACTATCAAGATATAGAGGATCTAAAAGCTAATAACGTATTCTCTATTGATGAGGTGTATCTAAACAAGAAGCGAATTGTACTACCTGATAACGAACTTAGATTTGGTTATCTCTATGATGGACATTGGAAGATTTATAGACCATTCTCTGATAGAAGATGGAAATGGATGCCTAACAATGTACCTATTACAGCTATGGATGGAAAAGATGACATCAAAGATTGTGATGTAGCATTCATCAATAAGAGTAAGAAAGATTATATGGTGATGAAGAAACTCTATCCGTGTTGCTGTGCTGTCCAGAATGAGGGTATGGGCTGTTTCTCTAATGAGAACGTGCAATACCTACTAGACAACTCTAGAAAACAGATACTATCATTTGATAGTGATGATACAGGGGTATCAAACAGTAAAAAGATCACTGAGATGTTTGGTTTTGACTATTGTAATGTTCCCAGAAAGTTCCTTAAAGAAGGAATCAAAGATTGGGCAGACCTTGCAAAGGTTCACGGACTCAAAGTGATTGAAGAATATTTAATAAATAAAAATATAATACAATAAAAATGGAAGCAAGAATCAAAAACAGTGCACAAGCTAAAAATCTATTGTTAAGTGCACCAGTACCCAAGGAAACAACAACCTACAAACCTGTAAGCCATAGAGAGCTTATAGACTTAACTCTTGAGAGTATATACCAGTCAGGATATACATTAGAGAGTCAAAGTTATTCTACAGCAAGAGATGGTAATGTAGCTAATGGTAGATATACAATAGCCAATGTTGCTGATAGTGAAATGAAATTACAAATAGGTTGGCAGAACAGCTATGATAAGAGTTTAGCTCTTAAGTTTGCTCTTGGTACATCAATCATCATTTGTTCTAATGGTATGGTGAAAGGTGATCACGGAGCTTTTAGAAAGAAGCACCAAGGAGATATACAAACCTTTACACCAGCAGCTATATCAGAATACATAAAAGGTGGTGGTGATACTTTTCAAGACCTGCAGAAAGATCGTGATGCATTAAAGCAATACGAAGCTACAGAACAAACTCAAGCAGAGCTGTTAGGTAGATTGTTTCTTCAGGAAGAAATCATTACATCTACACAGCTAAACATAGTTAAGAGAGAACTTAGAAATCCAACTCATGACTATGATGCACAGGGAAGTATGTGGGAACTGTACAATCATGTTACATTTGCATTGAAAGAAACACATCCATCAGATTGGATGCAAGATCACATAGACACTCATAATTTCTTTACAGGACATATTGGTTCTTTAAACGAGAATATGAAAGCAGATGCAGATATGTTTGCAGTTGTGCTTAGTAAGCAATTAGATATGTTTCAATCATGAAAGCAAAAGATTATGTAAACAATCTTGTAGAGATTCTGAAAAAAGATCCTCAAATAGGTGAATTAGAAGTAATCTATTCTCAAGATGACGAAGGTAACTCTTACCAGAAGGTAAATTTTCATGCGTGTATTTTAAAAACAAAAGGACTGAAGAATCAGTACATTGATGTAGAGATACAGATTCATGAAGATGAGATAGACAAGAACACAACAGCATTATGTATTAACTAATATGAGAAAGTTTAAATATGAATACTATTGTAATGATTGTGGTGATGATTTTGTTAGTGAAAAGAAAGAGACATTGTGTACGCAGTGTCTGTCATCTAACATAAAGAACACAGCAATTACACAATGGGAAGAAAAAGAATAGTTTATGAACTGGAATAATTTTAAAGAACACTTCCACACATCGTGGCATGATAAAATGAAACCATTTATAGAAAGCAATGAATGTGATGATATATATGCATTCTTGAAGAAAGAGAGTAAGAGGGGCAAAGAAATTGCTCCTCTGTCATCTCAGGTATATAGATGTTTCAAAGAAACACCACTGGGTGAAGTGAAGGCAGTGATTGTGGGCATGTGTCCCTATCACACATTTAAGAATGAATTACCTGTAGCAGATGGTTTGCTTATGGGCTGTTCTGTAACAGGATATACACAACCATCACTTAAGAACTTCTATGGAGCTCTTGAGAATGAGTTTCACAGAGGGCTCAGTCTAAGTTATGATCCATCACCTGATGTGTCTTACTTAGCACAACAGGGAATACTTATGCTTAACGTAGCACTCACCACTGAGAAGAACAAGGCTGGTAGTCACATAGATGCATGGGAACCTTTTACAAAGTATTTGTTTGAAGAGGTTCTTAATCCACTAGGTGTACCATATGTCTTTCTTGGTAAGGACGCAGGTAGGTATAAGAAGTATACAGGCATCTTTGCTCACACATTTATAGTTAGTCATCCAGCCAGTGCTTCATACAAGGGTATAGACTGGGACTCAGAAGGTGTGTTTACAAAGGTGGATACACTAATTTATGAAAACAACGGATTTAGCATCAACTGGTTAAAAGATGCAGAAGATCCATTTTAAAAACAGAAACAATGATGAGAGGAACATTAACAGAAGATCCTGGAGATCTACAAATAGGAGATGAAATAATTACTAACCAAGGCTCAGAGATGAGATGTTATGTAGTGGAAGAAACTCCACGAGTTAGTAAATTGAAAACATGGCACAATGGTAAAACACGATACATAGCTGTAAAGTGTAGAGTTGCTATGACAATGAAGACAACAACAGGTACAAATGCTTATAATAATAGAACTTGGACTAATACCTGGAAAACGTATGAGTTCAGAGTGCCTAATGGAAACGATCCAATAACAAAAGTGGATTTAAACTTTAAACAAGTATACATAATTAATAAATTTAACAATGGATAACACAGTAAACAGACCAATTAAACAAGAAGATCTCCAAGTGGGAGATGAAGTGATTGTACGAGGTTTAGACCTCAACTACATGCAAATTGTAAGACCTCCAAAACAAAAACAATACAAAGATTATCAAGGAAATCCTTACACAGGATGGACAGCAGCTGTATGTAATAGAATGAACAGTAAGTTTGATAAGAAATGGGATACAGATGATAAAGATAATGTAAGATTTGACTTTGATTATAAGTCTATCTGGTTAGTAAAACGAGGAGATAACAATTAATAAATAAGAACAGAAATGAGACTGGAAAATCAGAAACAATCAACCGTCCTAACAACAGGACCAGCTAACAAGAGCATAGGAATGTCCCTAGACTTAGATTCTGCACAGGTATTGATGCAGATGTTAAGTAAGAATCTGTATTCAGATGCAATAGGCTCTGCAGTTAGAGAGTGTGCCAGTAATGCACTGGACAGTCATAGAAGAGCAGGAGTGAATAAACCTATAGTGGTGTCTCTTGTAAGAAATGACAGTAACAATTATGAATTCTCTGTTGAGGATTTTGGTATTGGTTTAGACGCAGATGATGTAGAGAAAATCATCAGTAAGTATGGTAAGTCTACAAAGCGTGATAGTGATACAGAACTTGGTATGATGGGTCTTGGTTTCAAGGCCCCTTTAGCTTATGCTAGCAGCTTCTACTTTACATGTAGAAAAGATGGTGTTGAGCGTAAGTACATGATGTATGAGGGTGAAGAAACTAATACTATTGACTTGATATATGAAAAACCAACAATGGAAGACAATGGTGTTAAGGTGATCATACCTATCAAGTGGGGTGACCGTTTGGACTTTGTAAATAAGATAAGAGAGCAGCTTGCTTATTTTGAGCATGTATATTTCAATGTAGATGATATAGATAACAACTTTGTGATTCATAGATCAAACTTGTTTCAGTTCTCTGAACTATCTTCTGATAGCTATCTACATGTATGTCTTGATGATGTGTATTATCCACTAGACTTCAAGAAACTTGATATAGGTAAGATAGAAATACCTGTAGGTCTGAGACTTAGTTTGACAGATGGTGTGTTTCCTACACCAAACCGTGAGGCTCTTAGATATACACCTGAAGCAAAAGCAGCTATTCTAGAAAAGATACAACGCTTTGCTAATGTAATGACACAACGGTATAATCAATCAGTCACTGTAAATAGTGATGTGTATGCTGTACTGAAGTATTACACAAGCAACAGTAGATATATCAATATGTTTGGTAAGCAGTTTGACTACAATCAGCTTGCTCCATTTGCTACAGCTAGAATTGCTACACCTAATATACCTGGTGTAGATACATTGGAATTACATACATTACAAGGGTATGCATTTGGTGCATTACTTAAGAACTACAAACGTTCTTACAAGTATGAGAATGGCAGAATGTATGAGATAAAAACTGATAATACTTGGTCTTCACGTGTTGATTGGGATGATCCTAAAAAGAGACATTATTTACTTAATGGTGATATGCGAGGACATAAGAAAGCTTATCTAAGAGAACTTGTAGAAGATCATGAAAGTAGAACTGTATATTTTATTAAAGAGCAAGCTAAACATAAACAGGTAACACTAAAAGGATCTCAAGGATACAAAGAGCTTCTAAAGCTTAACAACTATCCTAAGGACCAGTGGAGAACTGTAATCAAAGAGTGGAAGCACATTGAGAGTCTTCTACTTGCTGATCTTGTTGATGCTGATGCTATTGAGGTGCCTCAAGACTGGTTAGATGCTAGAAACAATAGCAAGGTGGCTAAGATGAAAGCAACCAAAGCTGCTAAAGGTGCAAAGCTTGAAGGTGATTTCAATTGTAAGAAAGCTGAAGACCTCCTTAGATATAATGATGGTAGAAACTGTAAGTTTGTTGCTGGTCGTCTTAATGTTCAAACAATAGAAGAGGGTAACACTCTTTATGTTTATACACATCACGATGACTTTCTGAAGCTTGATAAGATGTATGATAATACCAAAAAGATGGGTATTGAATACATTACACTATCTCAACGTGAGCTTGATGTTATAGAAGATTCAGGAGAGACAGTGGACAATCTAGTATCTTATGATGATTTTGTAAAAGGTCATGAGAAGTTTGTTCAGATAGTTACAGCTGTACGCATCCACAAATTCTGTAATAAATATAGTGATGTGTTTGATAAGAGAAGTTATATTAAGGAAGTTAATTTAGAACTTGCAACTGATCTAAAAAATCTTACAGATTATCGAGCGCTTTACCTATATCCTACTAAGTATAGTAGTTTTGGAGATCTTGATGCTTTGATGAAAATAGCTGGAGAGAACAACTTGTTTGATGATACATATTATCAACTACAAGAGAAGGTTCATCAACTATTAAAGACTCACTATTATTTCAATACACTTGCAAAGGTGATGAATTATTCTCATACCTCTAGTCAACTTCTAGATTGCATGGCACAACTAATGACTTGTAATGGGTTAGAGGTGAATCCAAACTATGAGTATAATTATCTAAAAAAAGCATTAAAAGATGCTGAAACAGAGTAGATTATATGTGGGAGATTGTTTGACAGTCTCCCATATTTTTCGTATATTAATAAATAAAAACAATTAAAAACATGAGTAAATTTCTAAGTTTAGAATGGTTTAAAAACAAAGTGGACCATTCAGTAGAGAAGGTAATTGAGAAGAAACTTGATGCCTTAATGAATGAACAAGATGAAGCTGCTGGACAGCCTTATCAAAGCGCTAAGTTAGTTAACGATGTGCTAACTGTTGTAATGAACGATGGTTCTGTAATTACCAAGATGGATGCTACAGAAGACCACTATGCAGCTGTACAGGTAGCAAAGAATGTAGCAGAGCTGTATTCTATTGTTAGTGACCCTAGTGTTGTTAGTGAGAAGATTGAAGAAGAGAAGAAACTTGCAAGACTTAAAGCTCTTCGTGAGGGAATATCTGTTCTGAAAGAGAGTGGTGAGTTTACAATTGATGGAGATAGTGTATACTTCAAGGGTATATCTAGATCTCTACCACAATTACTAGTTGAAGAACTTATTGATGCTGTAGCAGATGCTAAGTCTTTGAACATTCCACTAAGTGAGCATACAGAATATACATCTCTCAAGCGCTTCTTTATGTGGTGTGCACTTAATCCAAGAGCTGAGGTGGCACATGAGCTATACAGATTCTTGAAAGAGAACAGCTTCCGTATCACTAAACAAGGATTCTTTGTAGCATTACGTAATGTTGTTACACTACATGGAAGCCCAGAGCTTGTACACTTCATCTCTAATACGTACAACAAGGTGAAAGCTGTTTGGAAGAAGAGTCCAGATGACTACACTGTGTTCCTAGAGAATGGTGAATACAAACTTGTACATAATGATAGTCTGTTCCGTGAGGAAACACACACTAGTACAACTTGTAAAGACTGTTATGGTGAAGGTGGATATTATGATGATGGTGATTATTATGAAGATGAAGATGAGTGGAATGAAGGAGACTGGATAGATTGTGACACTTGTGATGGAACAGGTGAAGTGGAAGAGTATGAGTATACAACAAGTGTTAAGGTGGACCATGGAGAAGAGATAGGTAAACTTACAGAGCTCTATCTAGATCTACCTAACAGACATGAGAATCGCTTCACAGATGATTGGACTAAAACATTTGACATACGTGTAGGTAAGGTGGTTAACATGCCTAAGGAAAGTTGTAACTGGTCAACACAAGATTGTGCTGCAGCTGGTTTACATTTTACTTCTGACCAGATACACTATGTAGGATGTGGTGATCAGTCTGTACTTGTTCTTATCAATCCAATGAAGGTAGTTGGTATTGGTAAACACAAGGGTAGATGTTATGAATATTTACCAATTATGACTGTACCAAGAGAAGAAGCTACAAGTATTCTTCATGATAGTCAGTTTGATACACTACAACTTGATGAGGAGTATGCAATCCGTGAGCTTGAAAACCTTGAGATTAAGGTGCAAGAAGGGTTTGTATCAGAAACTTCTAAATATGAATTCAATTTACCAAATGTTAGCAGTTCTGACATACGTAATATTGTAGGAAGCTTAGAAGACATGAAGGCTGAGATACGAGATAGAGTTGTATCTTTAGATTAATTAATTGGGGGATAGCATTTATTTTGTATATTTGTCATCCCCCTTTAATTTAAACTTATATGGCAAAAAAATCAACAAGAAAACCTAGAGTGACTAGGACTAGAAATGCTGGAACAATGACAGAATCAGCTTTCTGGTCTATGATAAGAAGTGCACTTAGGCAAAAGAGTAGATGGTGGAAACCAGTTTCTAAATGTAAAGAGCTTGCAAAGAGAGCATACAAAGGAAACAACAAAAGACAAAGATGGGAATATCAATGTAACAAATGTAAAGGATGGTTTAAGAGTGATCAGGTTAATGTTGATCACATAGAACCAGCTGGTAGCTTAAATTGTGCACAAGATCTTCCTGCATTTGTAGAAACTTTGTTTTGTGAAGTGGATAATCTACAAGTGTTGTGTAAGACATGTCATGATGAGAAAACAGATTTAGAACGAAAACTAAAACAATTCAAGAAATAATGGACAGAGAATTATTGAGGAGACTCACTCAACCAGAGCACTACGACTCTTCAACAAACATAGATGTTATAGACATATGTCACATGTATGATATATCATTCTCTCGTGGTAACATATTGAAGTATGTTATCAGAGCAGGTAAGAAGAATGATGAGTTGAAAGATTTATACAAGGCTCTAGACTATTTACAAAGAGAAATACAATTTATTAAAAACCACACAGAATGATTCAAGGACAGACAAACACAGAAGCGAACTATAGGGCTGTCATGTTAGACAGCTCTAGTTCTTTAAAAGACTTTTCACTTGATAGAAAGAAGTATCATAGAAAATATGTACTTAATGAGCCTATTAATGAAAAGGAAACTGCAGCTGCTAATATGGGCAGACTAGTAGAAACTCTCTTATGGGAACCACACCTATTTGAAGATAAATTTACGATGTCAAGTTGTGCATGTACACCAACAGGACTTATGCTTGAGTTTGTAGAAGCATTATATCGTGTCACTAGAGATGCTACAGATGAAGATGGTAATGTATCCAGAGACTTCGAAAGCCTATCTAGAGAAGCATATGATATATCTTCTTTCAAGATAAAGTATGAGGCTGTTATCAAGAAGTTTGTAGGCACTGATGCAGAGCTCTACTATCATGAGATTAGAAAAGTGAGAACTAACAACCTCACTGTAGTGAATAGTTTAGAAATCACTATGGCTGAAAAGATAGTTGAAACACTTAAGAGCAGCTCTGTTACATCTTCTATAGTTAATCTAGTAAACAGTAGTAGATACACTACGTATGATCAGCTACAAGTTGAAAACTATATAGTGGATGATCATGCTTTTAAATCTATGATGGACTGGGTAGTGGTGGATCATGATGCACAAACTGTACAAGTGTATGATTTGAAGTGTACATGGAATGTAGAGAACTTCTTTGAAGAATACTATTTGTACAGAAGAGCGTACATCCAGGCGTACCTTTATAAGAAAGCTGCACAACATATAGCCAGTGATGAAGATAATGAGTTCTATAAATATGAAGTGCTCAATCCTAAATTCATTGTCTGTGATAGTGCAAACTATTATAGTCCACTAGTGTATACATTGTCTGATGAAGACATGCGTGATGGTTACCTTGGTTTTGACTACAAGGGTAGAACTTACCCTGGTGTGAAGAACCTAATCAGTGGTCTTAAGTGGGCAGTGGAAAATAACTTATGGGATGTTAGTCAAGAGAACTTTGAGACTAATGGAATCGTTAACTTACGTAATAGATAATAATGACAATAAAAAAGACAATAACCAGTATATTTATGGTGCCTTCTCTAAGGGTTCCAAAGAACGCATTGAAAGAAAATGGGTTTATAAATGGTTATGTCGAAGATGCAGAAAGAGATTTTCAGTACCCAGGTGCTGTCTATCTCTTGTTTCTGCCAGAAGACATAATTAAATTTAGAGAGTTTCTTGATGAGGAGTATGAACGTACAGAACAAATCATCGAGGATTATGATTATGAAAGTGGTTTTGTCGTTGTTGTATATAAATTAGATCCTAAATGGAATAAAGACTTCAGTCTTGTAAGACAAGGTAGCTATTCCAAAACTTCTAGTAGCTTTCAGAAACTATTTCCGAAAGTTATAAAGATAAAGAAGAATGGATTACACAGAGATGAGATATCTCTTCAATATAGAATCTTTAATAAGACAGAAGACATGGTGGAGTATTGGGAAAATAAGATAGGTATTGAATGGGATAATGATTTTGAAGTGTGGGATGGATATGACAAGGATAAAGAAATACTTCATATTAACGATATAAAAGAGAATGCTAAACTAGTAAAACAATAATTATGGATGCAGAAAAATTGATAGTTGATAACCCTTTAACAAAGGAGCAGCTAAAAGAATGGTTTCTAAACAAGCTGATGGAATCTGTAGAAGACTTTGATAGGGATGATGCCTTCAAAGAATTTATGATAAAGTCAGGTATAACAGATGACCAGATAGTAACAGTGTTTAAAGAGGGTGGTAGAGCTGCCTTAGATATGTTTGATGAGAAAGAAATAGTCATCAATGTAAAACACAATTGGAAGACTAAGAAGTTTTCTTATTATATAAATGATGAGAAAGAAAGTGGCAGCTACAGCACAAGAAAAGAAGCAGAAGCTAGCGCACTATCCCAAGCTGTTAAAATGCTTGAGGAGAAGTTAACTGAGGAATTAACTCAAAACGAGGAGACAAATGACAACCCAGAAGATTAAAGAACTTGTAGAAGACTATTATAATGTAAACTTATCAGAGAAAACTAGAAGAAGACATATAGTGCACTTTAGGTTTCTATACTATCATTTAGCATACAATCATGCATCTGATGGATATAGCTTAGATGCAATTGGTAAAACCTTAGGTGGTTTTGATCATGTTACAGTGTTGTATGGTATTAAACAGTATAAAAATTTATACGAGTTTGATAAACGTTTTAGAGAGATGGTAAACCCATTTCTTAACGAGCTAGAACAAGAAATGGAAGTTAACACTGCAGAAAATACAAGAAGCTTAAGAAGACAAGTTAAACGTATGAAGAATAAAATCATTCAGATGGAGAAACAACTTGAAGAAATCTTCTAAATTTTACAAATAATTATGAGATCAATTGGAAAAATTATATTAGATTTGCTTGCCGATAATCACGTATCAGCTGACGAAGCTGAATTACTTATCACCAAGCTTTCAGAAACAACACCAAAATCCTTAGGTTTTCAGCCCAAGCGGACTGATAATTCCTATTGGGTAAGGACAACAACTATGGACTATGAGAACTGCTAAAGAATTTAATGAAACACACGAGTTAGTGTTAGACGGAGAAGGACTGCAGATTGATGTTCCTTCAGTTGTTCAGTTTTTAAATCAAGTGTTTACTGATTTGCTAAAGATAGAGGGATTTAGGTATACAGAGATATCAACTATCCGTGGTATACCTAGAGTGAATACAAACCTTACGGACATCTTACCATTTGTTGGTAGAATCATTCATCAAGAGTTAGAAGAAAAGATCAGCCTTATGCTCAAAATAGAGTTTGAGGTGGAACAGAGACTCTTGTCCATAAATTTAGATAAACACGGTAAACCTATAACAACATGAACAACAACATTTTTATGCCAAGGGTAAATATTCTCCCATATGAATATCCACAACTACTAGAGTACAAAGATGCTATCAGACACTCGTATTGGATTGATACAGAGTTTAACTTCACTGAAGATATACAAGACTTCAAGGTGACACTTAGTGACCAAGAGTGTGATGTTATCAAGAAAACTATGCTTGCAATAGCACAAATTGAGGTGAATGTAAAAACCTTCTGGGGTGATTTGTACAAACGTATGCCTATTACAGAGATAGGTGATGTGGGATTCACATTTGCTGAATCAGAAGTGCGACATAAAGATGCATATGCCAGACTATTAAGAATACTAGGACTTGAAAAAGAGTTCCAGAACGTGGTTGAAGTGCCTGCCATAGAAGGTAGAATTAAGTATTTGAAAAAGTACTTAGATGGTACAAGATCACGAGATGATAAAATGTATACTAAGTCTGTGCTGTTGTTCTCGTTGTTTATAGAGCACGTAAGTTTGTTTAGTCAATTCTTGATTATGATGAGCTTCAACAAAGAAAAGAATGTCCTGAAGGGGATATCTAATGTTGTTGAGGCTACAAGTAAGGAAGAAGAGATTCATGGAAACTTTGGAGCAGAACTTATCAATATCATTAAGAAGGAGAATCCAGAATGGTTTGATGAAGAGTTTAACAATCTTATCTACTCAGCATGTAAGAAAGCATATGATGCTGAGTGTGGTATACTAGATTGGATCTTTGAACAAGGAGAGCTTGAATTTCTTTCTAAGGAAACAATTCAGCACTTTATCATGAATCGATTTAACAACTCTCTTAAGAGAATTGGAATGAAACCAATATTTGAAGTTGATACGAATTTGTTGGCTTCAACAAAATGGTTTGATATAGAAATCACAGCTACAAAAGAGGGAGACTTCTTTTACAAAAAGCAAGTAGATTATAATAAAAAGAGTAAGAGTATAACTGTAGACGATTTATTTTAAGATGGAATATAAGAGATATTACTGGCTTAACGAAGACAGTAGAACATTCTTGTCCAGGGGATACATAGATGAATCTCCTGAACAACGAATAAGAGATATAGCAAACATTGCTGAGAAGTATTTAGCAATAAAAGACTTTGCATGTAAGTTTGAAGACTATATGGCAAAGGGATATTACTCACTATCTACACCTGTATGGATTAACTTTGGTAAAGCAAAGGGACTTCCTATTAGTTGTTATGGATCTAATGTAGATGATACACTAGATAGCATACTAAATGCAGGCCGTGAGATAGGAATGATGTCTAAGTATGGAGGAGGTACAAGTGCTTTCTTAGGAAACATAAGACCTAGAGGATCTAACATCACCACAGGTGGTAAAGCAGATGGTCCTATACACTATGCAAGAATGTATGACACTGTTGTAGATGTGTGTAAACAATCTGCAGCTAGACGTGGTGCATGTGCTGTATACTTACCAGTGGAGCACTCTGATATAGAAGAGTTTCTAGACATTGGTACAGAAGGTAATCCTATTCAGAATCTTCAGTATGGTGTCACAGTGAGTGATGCCTGGTTGAAGAGTATGAAAGCTGGTAGCAAAGAGAAGCGTAAGATATGGGCTAAGATTATTCAAAGACGTAATGAATTTGGATTCCCATACATTATGTTCTCTGACAACTCAAACAAGAATACACCATATCAGGAGCTTGGATATAAAATCACAGCTTCTAATTTGTGTAGTGAAATACAGCTGCCAACAGACAGCTTCAACAGTTTTGTATGTTGTTTAGGATCTATCAACTTGTTACATTGGGATGAGATAAAAGAAACAGATGCTATTGAGACATATGTACTGTTCTTAAATGCTGTGATGGATGAATTCATTCAGAAGGCAGAACATCTTCCTGGTATGAGAAGAGCACATAGGTTTGCAAAGGATCACAGAGCTATAGGTTTAGGTGTAATGGGGTATCATTCTTTATTTCAATCTAAGCTTGTAGAGTTTGAATCCTTAGAAGCTAAGCAACTTAATCATAAAATCTTTAGCACACTACAAGAAAGAGCTAACGATGCATCTAAGTGGCTACATACAGCTAAAGGATACAAATCAATTAGAGAAGGTTATGCTAACACTACACTAATGGCTATAGCACCAACTAAATCTAGTTCATTTATACACGGTGCAGTGTCTATGGGTATTGAACCAATAAAATCTAACTATTTCATCAAAGACTTAGCTAAGAGCAAGACGGTGTATAAGAATCCTTTCTTAGAAGCTGAGCTTGAGAAGTATGAGTTAAACACTGATGAAACATGGGACTCTATTCTTAATAAGGATGGGTCCGTACAACATCTAGACTTCCCTACAAAGGAAGTTTTCAAATCATTTATAGAGATTAGTCCTAAGGAGATAGTTCTGCAGGCTGCACAAAGACAGAAGTTCATTGATCAGTCTCAAAGTTTAAACCTTATGATAGATCCTAGCGTACCAGCTAAGGATATCAATCAACTATATTTGTATGCCCACGAAGAGGGTGTTAAAACTCTCTACTATCAGTTTAGTCAGAGCTCTGCACAAGCATTTGCAAGGAACATCCTTGAGTGTGCAAGTTGTGAAGGCTAATCAACTTATGTAAAAAAATGTACAAACACCACTAAATTTAGTTTGGTGGTTTGAAATACATTTTTTACATTTGGTGTGTGGGGATACAAGATTTGAATTAAGTATTTCTGTTCTGTTTTTAATTGTGAAAAGGGGCCTTGGAGAAATCTAAGGCCTTTTTTTTGCTTTAAAACATTATGAGATATCCACAAAATTTACTATATTTGTAAGTAACAATTAAATAATTAAGAATGGCAAAAAAACAAGAAGCAACCGTAGACAAATTCCAGGAAGCACTGGAGAAATTAAACAAACAGTATGGTAAGGGAACCGTACTAGCATTAAACAGCAAAACAGAAGGTAATTATGATGTAATCAGCACAGGATCAATTGGATTTGACTGGATTACATTAGGTGTTGGAGGTTTTGTAAAAGGTAAAATGTATGAACTTATGGGCTGGGAGGGCACAGGTAAATCTACAATATGTGGACATGCTGTAGCTAGCTGCCAGGCTAAAGGAGGAAAGGTAGTTTATATTGATGGCGAACATGCTGTTGATAAAAACTATTTTGAAGCACTAGGTGTAAATACATCAGAGATGTTAATTGCTCAACCATCATCAGGTGAAGAAGGTTTTAACATTGCTGTAGAGATGATGCAGTCAGGAGAAGTAGATTTAGTAATCATTGATTCAGATAGTTCACTTATTCCTAAATCTGTGTTAGATGGTGATGTTGGAGACCATGCAATTGGTAAGAAGGCAAGATTAAACAGTGGTGCATACCCTAAACTTAAGTCTATGTGTCACAATACTAACACTTGTGTCATTGTAATCTCTCAGTATCGTGAGAAGATTGGTGTTATGTTTGGTAACCCTACAACTACACAAGGTGGACATGCACTAAAGTTCTACTCAGATTGTAGAATAGAGGTGAGTAGATCGCTAATGAAAGATGGTCAAGAAGTTATTGGTAACCTCACTAAAGTGAAAGCTACTAAGAACAAGATGAGTCCTCCTTACCAGAAGTCAGAGTTTGATATAATTTATGGTGTTGGTATTGATAGAGTGAGTGAAACTCTTCAGTTACTACATGATCTTGAACTAGGTCGTAAATATGGTAAGACATATACATTTGATGATGTTAAGTATGACTTGGACGAGTTTAAAGAGATGGTGTTAGAGGATGTTGATTTCTTTGACAAACTCAAGAACAAGATTGTAAATGCTATAAAGGGTGTTGAAGAACAACCTGAAGTTGAAAAAAAAACTGAAGCCAGCATTGAGGTGATAGACTATGACAAAGCTAAAAGTATTGAAGTGGTAGAACCAGAACAACTTACACCTGATTTATTTGATATATGAAATGTATAGTGTGTGGAGCAAATTCAGAGTCTGAATACTGTTTCAAACATAAGCCTAGAAAACAACTGTCTGGCAACAAGGGATTTAAAACGCCAGCACTAACTACCAAACCCACAGTTAGTGTTGGTAAATCCCAACCAAACAAAGACCACATATTGTTCAAACAGATATGGAACAAAAGACCACATAGGTCTGAAGTGAGTGGAACCTATCTAGGTAAAGAAGCATTGAGTGTATATTTTCATCACATTCTTCCTAAAAATAAATATCCACAGTTTAGGAATTTAGAAGAAAATATTATACTTTTGACAGCTGATGAACATGCTAATGTAGAATCTGATATCTACAGGTATGAAAAAGTAAATGAGATACGAGAGTATCTAATAGATAAATATAAACTAAACATATGAAAAACCAATTTTTTTACACACGTAAAGAGGCCATACAGGACACAGATCCTGTAGAGTACAAAGAGTACAAGGACAGTATCAATCTTAATAAGGTGATTCGTAGCGTTCAGATGAATGATGACACACTAGTTGTGTTGTTAGATGATATGCATGAACGTACTACAGAGGTGCCTAACATCAACGTTAAAACTAACAAGATGATTGGTACTAAAAAGAAAGTGGAAGTTTATCAGACAGAAGCTTATTTATATGGGGAGGACATTGAACGATTCAGAACACTGACAAATATTGAAACCAATGGCTAAAAAACCGTACAAAAAGTTATTAGGCAACAGAATTTATGTTGACATTCCTAAGAAGGAAGAGAGTAAATTGATTGTTGATGAGAACACTAAAGAAGCATTGCAGCGTGAAATGCTAAAGAGAATGTCTAAGCTCACTGTATATGATGTAGGAGACTTAGTAACAACTATCAAATCAGGAGATGTTGTACTTGTAGATCCAGGCAAACTAAAAGATGCTCTGGTTATTCCTTTATCAGACGATAAAGATGTATTACTTGTATCTCCCTTTGATGTTATGCATGTTTGGTAATGAGCTCTCTTCCCTTTATATCGTGTAAATGTATCACCTATGGTAGGGTGGACACGTTAGTGGAAGCCTTATATAGTTTTCTTATACAAGACTATCCAGCAGATAAATGTGAACTTGTAATAGTTAATGATTACCCTCAACAAAAGCTTATATTTGATCATCCACAAGTTACTATATATAACCTAGATGAAACCTTTCCTTTAATAGGAGAGAAAGAAAACTATGCTATTGAAAGATGTAACGGAGATCTTATTGCTGTTTGGGATGATGATGATGTAGCAATGTCTAATCATCTGCAGAACATAGCTAAACATTGGCAGCCAGACACTAACATTATTCATTGGGAAACAGGTGTTTTCTATAATGAACCTAGTATTACAGCTATAACTGGAGTAGGTAACTCAGGTATAGTGTATAGTAAAGATGCATGGGAAAGAATAGGTAAGAGTCCTTTAGAGAACGCAGGAGGTGATACAACATTAACTAGTAGAATACATGCCCTTGGTGGTAAAGTGGACGTTAAAATGCCTGATAATGAAGCTTCTTGGTTTTATATGTGGGGTGGACGTGGATATCATCAATCAGGACAAGGAACTGATGTTCCAGGTAAACCTAACATCATACAAAGACATAGTGATCACATAGAAAGCTTGAGAAAAGCAGGAAAGATTCCTACAGGAGATGTTCACTTAAATCCTCATTGGAATAAAGATTATGCACAAATGCTAAAAGACTATGTTAGTAAACGCAATAATCGTTAATAGAAACCTACTATCTTCTTTGAAGAATACAGTAGAGTTTTTAAGAAAAGAACCTAGAATAAATAGAATACTGATAGTAGATCACGATTCAACTTATCCAGAACTATTGGAATGGTATAAGACCACTGATGAAGAGGTAGACTATGTAAAATCTAATGGTAGTGCTCAGAACGCTTGGAATCATAAATACTCTGACGTAAGAAAGCAGTATTTCATATTAGCTGATCCTGATTGTTCTTATGAAGGTGTGCCTGATGATTGGTTGGATAAAATGTTTGATGTATTGAATAATACAGATGCTTTTAAAGTGGGATTCTCTTTAGAGATAGATGATCTTCCTGATACAGAAATAGGAAGGAATGCTCACCAACATGAATCTAAGTACTGGACAAAGAAAACAACCCATGGATGGGATGCTCATATAGACACAACGTTCGCACTATACAAACCTAATTCTCAATTTTCTTATAACGCTGTAAGACTAGACAAACCATATTGCATTAAACATGTTCCTTGGTATCTGACTAGTGAAACTCTTTCTGAAGAATGGAAATATTATTTAGATCATTGCTCCCATGTTTCTACGTGGGGAAGTAAATTAAAAAAGCCCTCTAATTGAGGGCTGTTATATTTAACCTGATCTGTAACAGAGTAAGGTTGTTGCTTCTATTTCTTCGCCAGGTTTTCCAATTCTATATAAACCTGTTTCTTGCTCTTGTACCAATTG